GAAGGATTCATTGATGAACACGGAATTCCAGTCTTTGATAATCCGGACCATGATGTCTTCGATCCACACGGAGAGTTAATAGACATAGGAGTTGTAGAGAACTGGCAGAATGAAGCCGATGGTTTAAAAGGAGATCAAGATGCTTTAAATGAATTTTACCGACAGTTTCCAAGAACAACAGAGCATGCATTTAGAGATGAAGCCGCTGGAAGTATATTTAACCTAGTCAAAATATACGAGCAAATAGATTACAACGAAGAAATGACTAGAACTTTAGGAATAACTCAAGGTAATTTTCAGTGGGTTAACGGTATAAAAGATTCTACTGTTATATTTTATCCAGATAAAAAAGGTAGATTTAAAGTAAGCTGGGTGCCACCAACACATATTCAAAACAAAGTTGTAATAAAAAACGGAATCAAACATCCGGGCAACGAACACATGGGGGCTTTTGGTTGTGATAGCTATGATATATCAGGAACAGTAGATGGTAAAGGATCTAAAGGTGCACTACATGGATTAACTAAATTTTCTATGGAAGACGCCCCGGCTAATAGTTTTTTCTTAGAATATCTTGCAAGACCACAAACCGCTGAAATATTTTTTGAAGATGTGTTAATGGCTTGTGTGTTTTATGGAATGCCAATACTAGCAGAGAATAACAAACCTCGTTTGTTGTACTACTTTAGAAGACGAGGTTATAGAGGTTTTAGCATGAACAGACCTGATAAAATATGGAACAAACTATCTGTGGCTGAAAAAGAAGTTGGTGGAATACCTAACTCAAGTGAGGATATAAAACAAGCTCACGCTGCCGCTATTGAGATGTATATTCAAAGCCACGTTGGCATAAGGCAAGACGGATCATTTGGAGACTGTTACTTTAATGAGTTGTTAAATGATTGGTCAAGATTTGATATAAATAAAAGAACAAAGCACGATGCGTCTATTAGCTCTGGTCTAGCTATCATGGCTAACAACAGGCATTTATACGCGCCAAACGCAACTGTAGAAAAACCAAAACTAAATATAAGTATTGCTAAGTATTCAAATAACGGCAATGCATCTAAATTAATCAAAGAATAAATATGGCTGAGTCGTTTATGAACAATTATTTCCCAAGCCAAGTCGTTAGTGATTTGGAGAAAATGAGCTATGATTATGGCTTAAAAGTTGCTAAAGCTATTGAGAATGAATGGTTTTATTCAGATAGAGGTTCTAACAGAGCAAGAACAAATCAAACTAATTTTCACAAATTAAGATTGTATGCTAGAGGAGAGCAACCTATACAGAAATACAAAGATGAACTATCTATAAATGGTGATTTATCTTATCTTAATTTAGACTGGAAACCAGTACCAATAATACCTAAGTTTGTTGATATTGTTGTAAATGGTATTGCAGACAGAACTTATGATGTAAGAGCTTATTCTCAAGATCCTTTTGGAGTTAGTAAAAGAACTGAATACATGGATTCTTTATTGAATGACATGAGAACTAAAAAAATTAGTGAATTTGCTGAACAAGCGTTTGGTATGTCTTTACTTAATAATGACAAAGAAGAATTACCAGATTCAAAAGAAGAGTTAGATTTACATATGTCTTTAACATATAAGCAAGCTGTTGAAATAGCAGAAGAACAAGCTTTAAATGTTTTGCTAGAAGGTAATGATTACGAATTAACAAAGAAAAGATTTTATTACGATTTGGCTGTACTAGGTATTGGTGCTGTTAAAACAAACTTTAATACATCTGAAGGAGTAACTATCGACTATGTTGATCCAGCAGATTTAGTATATTCTTATACTGAGTCACCTTATTTTGATGACATATATTATGTAGGTGAAGTAAAAATGATACCTATAAATGAATTAGTAAAACAATTCCCTAAACTTTCTCAAGAAGATTTAAAAGATATAGTTAAAAACAAAAACCATCACAAAACTAACTATCATAACACTAACCATAATTTAAACGAAGAAGATAATAATAAAGTTCAAGTTTTATATTTTAATTATAAAACCTATATGAACGAGGTTTATAAAGTAAAACAAACTGGTGCTGGTGGTGAAAAAGCTATAGAGAAAAACGATACATTTAATCCTCCTCAAAACTTAGATGGAGATTACGAAAAACTAGAAAGATCAGTAGAGTGTTTGTATGAAGGAGCCATGATATTAGGTAGTGAAAAATTACTTCAATGGGAAATGTCTAAAAACATGATGCGTCCTAAAAGTGATTTTACAAAAGTAAAAATGAATTACGCTATTACTGCTCCAAGAATTTACAATGGAAACATAGAGTCATTAGTTGGTAGAATAACTGGTTTTGCTGATATGATACAGTTGACTCACTTAAAACTACAACAAGTACTGTCACGCATGGTACCAGATGGTATTTATTTAGATGCTGATGGTTTGGCTGAAATAGATTTAGGTAATGGAACAAACTACAATCCTCAAGAAGCACTGAACATGTTCTTTCAAACAGGATCTGTTATTGGTAGAAGTTTTACTTCTGAAGGTGATATGAATCCAGGTAAAATACCTATACAAGAAATACAATCAGGATCTGGTAGTGGTAAAATGCAAAGTTTAATACAAACTTACAACTATTATCTACAAATGATAAGAGATGTAACTGGTTTAAATGAAGCTAGAGACGGTAGTACACCTGATAAAAACGCTTTAGTTGGAGTACAAAAACTTGCAGCTGCTAATTCAAACACAGCAACAAGGCACATATTACAGTCAGGATTGTTTTTAACAAAAGAAGTTTGTAACTGTTTGTCATTAAGAATATCAGACATTCTAGAATACTCACCAACAAAAAACGCTTTTATACAACAAGTTGGCGCTCACAATGTAGCAACGTTAAAAGAAATGTCAGAACTTTACTTATATGATTTTGGTATATTTATAGAACTAAGTCCTGATGATGAACAAAAAGCAATGCTAGAAAACAACATACAAGCTGCAGTTGCTCAACAAGCTATAGATTTAGAGGATGCAATAGATCTTAGAGAAATAAAAAACGTTAAGTTAGCTAATCAATTATTAAAAATAAGACGTAAAAAGAAAAAACTAGAAGACCAAAAAATACAGCAAGAAAACATACAAGCACAATCAGAAGCAAATATCAATGCTCAAAATGCAGCTGCAATGATGGAGGTTAAGAAAAACGAAGCTGTTACAATGAGTCAAATGCAGCTTGAAGAAGCTAAAGCAGGTTTAGCATCTAAAGCTTTAGAGCAAGAAGCGGCTATAAAGAAAGACTTGATGGACCATGAGTTTAAACTTAACATGCAATTGAAGAGAATGGAGACTGAAGTTACAAATTCAAAAGACTCTAGCAAAGAAGATCGTAAAGACCAAAGAACAAAAATTCAAGCAACTCAACAAAGTGAGATGATTGATCAAAGAAATAACCAAAAACCACCTAAAAACTTTGAGCAAGCAAGTAATGATAACTTAGGCGGTTTAGGTATTTAAAAATTATTAACTATTATTATATTATATTATGGAAGAAAAAAACGAAGTAGTTGAAGAAACTACAAAGCAACAACCTATTGTTGACGATAAAGTTGACAAGATAAAAATAAAAAAGAAAATTAAAAAATTTACTCCAGAAGAAGATTACAAAGTAGATTTAAACAAACCACAAACACCAACAACCGATGAAATTAAAGAAGATAACCTTGACGACAAGGGAGTGGTTGCAGAGCCTGATAATGCCGAGCCCACAGAAAAACAAGAAGAAGTACAACCGCAAGAACAAACACAAGAAGAAGGTCCAGTATTAGTAGATGTAACTAATGAAGAAGTTAAAGACGAAGCAGAAACTTTAACTGAAAACTTAATAGACGCTACCATAGAAAAGCAAGAGACTGGAACACCTTTGCCTGAAAATTTACAAAAAGCTGTAGATTTTATGCAAGAAACTGGTGGTACTTTAGAAGATTATGTAAATATTAATCAAGACTATTCTAAATTAGACAATGATACATTGTTAAGAGAGTTTTACCAACAAACAAAACCTCATTTAGATAGTGAAGAAATTAGTTTCTTAATGGAAGATCAATTTTCTTATGATGAAGAAAGTGATAACGAAAGAGAAATAAAAAGAAAAAAATTAGCATTAAAAGAGCAAGTTGCCAATGCTACTCGCCACCTGGACGGGCAAAAGTCCAAATACTATGAAGAAATAAAAGCTGGATCAAGGCTAACGCCAGATCAACAAGATGCTATAAGTTTCTTTAACAACTACAACGAAGAGTCGGAAGCAAACAACAAAGTTGCCGAAAAAGGTAAATCTGTATTTTTACAAAAAACAAATGACGTATTTGGAAATGAATTCAAAGGTTTTGACTTCAAGGTTTCAGATAAAACGTTTAGATTTAATGTAAAAAATGTTGAACAAGTTAAAACTTCTCAAAGTGATATTAACAATTTTGTTTCTAAATTCACTAATAAAGAGAATGGTTTAATGAGTGATGCTAAAGGTTATCATAAATCCTTATACGCAGCTATGAATCCAGACGCTCTTGCAAGTCATTTTTACGAGCAAGGTAAAGCAGATGCTTTAAAAAGCAGTGTTGCTAGATCTAAAAACGTAAGCATGGCACCTAGACAATCATTCAATACAAGTGAAACGGATGGTTTAAAGGTAAGAGCACTAGACGATGGAGCGCCTAACTTTAAGTTTAAGTTCAAAAACAAAAATAAATAATAAATTTAAAAATAAAAACAAATGGCATTAACACCAGGAGGTAGTTTAAATTTAACACCAGCTTCAATAAAAGCGACGTTAAATACAAACTATCTAGATTTTACGGGTACTACGGATACAACGTGGGCTCAACAATATTTACCAGATCTTATGGAAAAAGAAGCTGAAGTTTTCGGTAACAGAACAATTTCAGGATTTCTTTCACAAGTAGGAGCTGAAGAGAGCATGGCAGCTGATCAAGTTGTATGGTCTGAACAAGGTAGATTACACTTGACTTACACATGTACAGTTACAACTGCTGCAAGCAATTTAATAACAATTAACGATCATATTGATACTAACGCTGTTTACGCTGGTGCGTCTCACGGTATTAGAATTGGTGATACAGTTATTTTATCAACAGCAACTAAAACTGTTAAAGGTATGATTACCGCGCTACCAGGAGCTGAAACACTAACTGTTGCTCCTTATAACTCTAATGACTTAGCTGATACTAGAATTGGTATGGCTGATGCAGATACTGCTGTTATTATGGTTTATGGTTCTGAATATGCAAAAGGAACTGCTGGTCAAACTACAGCTAATGAGCCTTCTTTCAAATCTTACAGCAACAAGCCAATTATAATTAAAGATTACTACGAAGTGTCAGGTTCTGATACATCTAAAATCGGTTGGGTTGAAGTTTCAGGTGAGCAAGGACAAAATGGTTACTTATGGTACTTAAAAGCTGAAGGTGATACTAGAGCTCGTTTTAACGACTATTTAGAAATGTCAATGATTGAATCAGTTAAAGGTTCTAACGATAACGTTGTAGACAGTAGTTCTCACATGGGTGCTGTAGCCGGTCAAGCGGTAGGTACTGAAGGTATGTTTGCTGCTATTGAAGATAGAGGTAATATTACTACTGGAGTTGATGGAACTGATACTACTACTGATTTAGCTGAGTTTGATTTAATACTAGCTGAATTTGACAAGCAAGGTTCTATTGAAGAAAACATGTTATTCTTAAACAGAAAAACATCTCTTGCTTTTGACGATATGTTAGCTTCTGTTAACGGTGGTTACGCAGGTGGTGCTTCTTTTGGAGTTTTTCAAAACGAAGAAGACATGGCGTTAAACTTAGGTTTCTCTGGTTTTAGAAGAGGTTCTTACGACTTTTACAAGTCTGACTGGAAATATCTAAACGACAAAGGAACTAGAGGATCTATCAATGATAAAGACACTGTTGGAGCTGTTAGAGGTGTTATTATCCCAGCTGGTGTATCTTCTGTTTATGATCAACAATTAGGTAAAAACCTAAAAAGACCATTCTTACATGTTAGATATAGAGCTTCTAATTTAGAAAGTAGAAAAATGAAAACTTGGACTACTGGATCTGTTGGAGCTGCTACTACTGATATTGACAAGATGGGAATACACTTCTTATCAGAAAGATGTCTTATTGTACAAGGTGCTAACAATTTCATGATGATGAAATAAGCATTATTTATATTAAAGAACCGGGGCTTCGGCCTCGGTCCTTTTATTTTTATTAATTTATATTATATTATATTATGGCTAAAAAAGCAAAAACAAAAGCTTCATACCAGGGAGATCCTGGAGATGAGCATATAGAAAACGTAGCACCGGTAATGGAAACTCCAAAACCAAAAGTAAAAGTTGAACCTAAAAAACCAACTTGGGAAATAAAAGATAGACTGTATAAGCTGTCAGGAGAAATAAAACCTTTGTCTTATGTTTTAAAAACATCAAACATTTATTATTTTGATGAAGAAAAAGGCTTTGAAAGAGAGTTAAAATGTACAACTAATCAAAGAACAAATTTTGTAGACGAAATGAAAGGAGACAAAAGACCAGATCACGTTATATTTAGAGATGGTGTTTTATTTGTAGAAAGAGAAAAAACAGTTTTACAACAACTGCTTTCTTTATACCATCCACATAAAGGGCAGGTTTATTATGAACACAAGCCTCAAGATATTGCTGTTGATCAAGTAGCGTTTTTAGAAACAGAAATAGAAGCTTTAAACGAAGCTATGAACATGGACATTGATATGGCAGAAGCAATAATGCGTGTTGAGGTTGGTTCTAAAGTATCAGAGATGAGTTCTAAAGAACTTAAGAGAGATTTACTATTATATGCTAAAAGAAATCCTGGATTATTCTTAGAGTTAGTTGGCGATGAAAATGTTGTTCTTAGAAACTTTGGTATTAAAGCAACAGAAATGGGAATATTAAAACTATCAGCAGACCAAAGAACGTTTATTTGGGGATCTAACGATAGAAAACTAATGAATGTACCGTTTGATGAACATCCATATTCAGCTTTAGCAGCTTGGTTTAAAACTGATGAAGGTATGGATATATATGCAAACATAGAAAAACAATTAAAGTAAAAACCTTGTAGAAGCAGTCGCTCTTCGGGGCGATTGCAAACTACAAAACAAAAA